CCGGGGACTTCTCATTCAGGCCAGTCGTGATCTGCTGGAATGATGCACGCATTTCATCAAATGCTTTGTAAACAGGCTCGCTTTTGAATGCGCTAGCCAATTTCATTTCATTCTCAAGGCCCTTTTGTCCTTCACCGACGTTCACATTTGTCACGGCTCGGCCAAGTTGCTTGAACTGGTCAAAAGTTCCCTTGTATCCACCTTTTACAGCGAAGTTGTATTCTTCGATTGCGCTAGGCAATTTCTCAGGCTTCGGAATCCCCGCAACCTGTCTAAAGCCTTCTGGAGTCTCCTCCAATAGCTGCTCACCCTCTTTGAGAGTCATTCGCTTAGGAGCAAATGCGCCTTGGATCGCGGCGGCTTCCTTGAGGACTTGGCTACGAGCGCCAGGTGTTAGGCTTCCGAGGATTCCTTGTAGGCGAGTCATATCTAGTGACGGAGGAGTCATTCCGGTCACAACGCGCTCACCGCTAATCGGATCAGTTGCAAATACCTCTCGAGGAGCGAATGCGCCTTGAATGGCTTGCTGCGCCATCAGTTGCTCTGCCCGAGCCTGCTGACGCTCTGCCAGTTGCTCTTGAAGCATCCGATCACGGACAGCCTTGTCATAGGCTCCGGCATATGCCTGCTGACCAGCCATCACGCCCTGCGCGAGAAGCTCACCCACACCGCGACGCTGAGGGCTAGGGCCAGCACCCGCTAGAAGTGCAAGACCGACATTCAAAAGCCCAGACTGTTGCGCCTGCTGTTGAAGGAGTCGGGCTTGATCCTCTCCAAGCAACTGAGGTGCGTAGGAGGGTTGATTCCCGAAAAGCCGTGCGAGTAGTTCGTCCATATTTACCTCACAGCAGAGAAATGATCTGGTTGCGCTTTCTCTTCTGCTCTAAGAGTGAAGCAGGCTGCATCATGTTCACAGGTTGTCCACGGCGCATCTGCATCCCTACCGTGGTTTGCTGCTTTGGCCCCATAGAACCAATCGCTCGAGCCGCCTGGAGTCCTTGCATCATTGTCAGACCAGTCGCAGCCTTGCCAACACCGGGAGCAATCACAGCAGGGTTTACCCCAGGCATCAGACTGCCGCCAGCCAATTCATAAGGCCCAGGCGGTACAAATCCTGGCGCGCCAGGAACAGGAACTCCCGCCATTGACTGAGTGGCGAAATTCCTCATCCCCTCAGCAGCGGCTTGTTCAATGCCACCAGTAAGGAAGGGACTCGCGGTGTTTGCGGCAGTCGCGGCAGTTTGTGCCGCCTGCATCGCAGTTGCAGCCTCAGCAGCCGCAGCCGTTGCCGCAGCAGCCTCAGCCGCCGCCGCAGTAGCAGCAGCCGCCTCAGTCGCCCCGATAGCAGCCGCAGCCTCAGCCGCGATGATTGGCTCTGCTCCGCTCATCCCAGTAGCCCTCCAAGGAGTGCCCCGGCAGCAGTACCCGTAGCACCACCGCCAAGAGCCTGACCAAGAATCGCTCCACCAGCTGCACCAGCCAGTGGATTACGATAGGTCGGACTGACCTGAATCCCGCCCATCGGTGAGCCATAAGCCGCCGACAGGAATTGCTGAAGTTTCGCAGATGGGAGGTTCTGAAGGAAGTTGAATCGCTGAATATCGGACTCAAGAGCAGCCTGTTGGTACTGCTCGGCAGCTTGGCCAGCCTGGAGAAGTTTGTTGATGTCTTGGTAGTCGGTCTCGGCGAGAGCGGGAGCCAACTGAGCAGCGCCCATTTGACGGGCCAAGTCCTGAGCAGCGAGAGTCCCAACTCCACCAGCGGCGGCGAGTTGGTTCTGGAAGGCTTGTTGAGCCTCTTGACTCAGCGCACCAGCACCAGCCAAGCGAGTAGACAGAGCCTGTTGACCCAATCCCGCAAGTTGTTGACGGGCCTGCTCCTGGAGACCACGCTCCATGCCATAACCCTGATACGCCAACTGTCCAGCCGTACCCGTCAGAGCCTGGGCAAACTGAGCCGCAGCGCGATCCTGGAGGTCTTGAGCAGCGCCTGAACCGTACCGACCAGCCCTCGAAGCGGTGGACTGAACCTGACGGATTGTGTCCATGTACTGCTGTTGAGCGCGTTGGGCGGCAGGATCAAATGCCTGCTGGAAGAACGGGTTTAGACCCAAGAACTGACCCTCAGCCACAGCCTGAGTGCCCTGCATCGCAGGATTCTCAAACTGCCCAGCACGCAGAGATTCGTAAAAACCCAGGGAAGGGTCACGAGATGCGGTGTTATAGAGCTGCTGATAAGCCCCTGTAGCGGGGTTTTGAGCCTGCATCAAAGCCGAAACCGTACCCTGAGCCTGACTTGTCAGAGGGCTTCCGGCCAGGGCGCGAGTCTGAGCCGCCGCGAGTGCAGCTTGCGTCTGTTGGCTCGGGCCAATGTAGGTCTGTCCGGGATAATACTGAGGCGTGGGAGTGGCATAAAGCCGCTGCGCCTCGCTCAAGCCATAGGTAACGTATGGCGCGATATTCGGATCGAGTTCAGTCCTCGTTACTGTATTTCCACCGCCGCCAAATAAGCCACCCATTTAGACCTCCAGCGCCCACGAACGGGGCTTAAAACCTAGTTGTTTGGCTTTTCTGGCCCAACCAGGTCGCCAAGATTCGAATGTGATGCGTTGAGCATCACCTTGTTGAGCGATGTTCATGAGATGTTGCCAGCCTGCATCGAAGTACCCGACTTCGGAAAGGTACGCACACCACACATGGAGCGCGTTTTTTCGGGGCTGGAGAACCATGAACCCGACTGGCCTTGCATCAACCAGGAAGACCCAGAGCATTGATTTCCCGTTAAAACAGTCTGTGTAGACATCCTCGGGTATCCAATGTTCCGGGGTCTTGTGCAGGATTTGCAGCAGCCCTGGTCTGACGAATCCCCACCATTGTCGCAGATCGTTGGGGGAAATCAATCGTGCTTCCATCATCCCACCAAAATGTAAGCAAAGGTCTTATCGGCTGTGGAATTAGCGTAATGGCTGATAGTTGCCGATCCCTGAGTCTGCGATGAAACGTACACATTTGCAATGCTCGCCATTGAAACACATTGAGCCGTCACGATTGCGCTAGGAGTCGCCGGACGGGTCGGGCTTGTCTGCGCCGGGAGTTGCTCGATAGTCACCAATGTCGATGTGGTCGCCCACATGATCTCCATGTAGTCATTCGCCGCCAACTCAATAAAGTAATTCAGCGCCGCGATCAGATGACCGTCAGTCCCGCCGTGGGAGTTTGGCACAGAGAACTTACTGTTACTCCCCGCAACATCGGTTCCGTTCTTCCGAAACCAAATATCCACATCTTGAATCTGGGTGTCGTCGTTGGCAAGCTGAATCGAAAACTGGAGGTTATATGTCCCAGGGTTCTTGAAATTGATCCGAGAACTGTTGGAGATCGTGATCCCGTTTGTGTAATCAGTCGTGTTTAGAGTGACCGCATAAGCCGCAGTCGTAGATGCCGCAGTCTGATCGGTGGAGTCCTGAAACGCGCCGAAAGGAAGCTGATCGGCATAAGCCGCAGCCGAGAACGGGAGCAGAATGATTTTCGTGTCCGTGCTGATCCGCTCGTCATAGAGAGTCGTGGTCAATGCTCCACCCGTGGCGAGAGTGACAGTCCCCGTATTGTTGGACTTGCCATTCATCAACCCATTGACTACCTCGGAAATGCCTCGAGGATCAGCGCCAAACGGGGGGAGAACACGAAACATCATCGACGGCCCCTCCCGACGATGTTCACATCAACCCCGGCCATCGTTGTCCAGTTGCCCGTAGGAACAACCTTGATACGGTGGTATTTGCCAGAGCTTCTGAGGGAGACACGGTTTTCATCACTCGCAGCCACAGCCGTTGAGTAAGTGATCGTGTCGTCCAACATCTCACGAGATGCTACCGCCACGGTAGCGGAACCATTGTCGATCTGTGGACGGGCCAAAGTTATAAGGCTTGCAGTCGCGCTAAGGTCGCCAGTCTCAATAAATGCAGACATCGGCTGGCCTTCGAAGGTGACGATCCTGGCCCCGGAAATCCCCGCAAACACCAATTTCCCTCCAAGCCATTGCCGGGAGTCCAAAGAAACGGTGAGCGCGTCAATCGAGGCAGAGAACGAATCCAATCCCTCAAGGGTCGTGGAGGCGGTGGCCGCAGATGCGATGTAGATGGCAGCAGTTGTCCCGTAAGACCAGCGGTTGAGTTGCCAGTTGTAGATCAGCAGGGAATACCCGCCTGTGGTGTTTTGATAGCACCAGATCACAACCTTCTTGATTGGGTCAACGGCAGAGCTGAAGTTCGCGTAAGCAGGCTCAAGGTCATCCCAGAACCAGCGATCAACCTTCTCAGCACCAATCGGCGTGACCCTTTGGCCGTCGCACATATAGAACCCGTCATCAGACAGGAAGAAGGTCATATTCCCGTACTGACAGACCGATCCAGGCTCATAGCACCCGATCTCACGAGAGATGGTGTCAAACTGGAAATAGAGCGGCGAGCCTACATAGCTCATCCGAACGATGGACTTCTCAAGCAGGACAAGGCCAAACTCTCCACCAGTTATCCCCTGAATATCCCCGCCGTCAGGAATGTCCTGGAAGTCCGACTGAGATGCTCCACCAGAAGTCCAGTCTGTCTCGTCGTTGATGTCAGACCATTGGACTCGGTTCGGATAAGAGGCGATGTTTGCCGCGACCACAAAGTCACGAACCACCGTGATGTACTCAGCAATTGGAGCAGCCGCAGCGACATCAGCGAATGCGGTACTTGAGTTCAGAGTGAATGACTGAATCTTCTGCGAGTTGTTTGTTGCGAGAAGCGCATCACCAAACTGAACAAACTTCCACTTTCCAGTACCCGTGTACCCGCCGACCTTTGACACATCGCTCAGATTGCGAGTGCCAGAGTCGTACTTGAACAGCTTGGTGGCTCCACCAGCAAAAAGAGTCGATGTGCTGCTGATTTTTCCAGAATAGATGGCGGTCAGGTTTTCGGAAGCATTGTTGGAGTAGTTCGACAATGAAGGGATCGGCCCATACCCAACCTGTTGAGGATAGACGTTGTATGCGGCCTGGAGCGCACCTGATACACCAGGCTGATCTGGGAGCCACTCACCGAACACAATCTTTGTTTCTGCCATGTCGCTCCCCTTAAGCGAGACTCCATGTATTCGTTGGGAGTGTCACGTTTGTCCAGTTGAAGTTTGGCAGCGTCACATCTGCCCACTCGTCACCCTGCTCTGATGCGTCACAGGTCACAGTCGCAGAGGCGGTGATTGAAGCCACTCCTCCGGCCACATAAGTTCCGTTTGCCGTAACTGTTGCAGATGCCGTGATTGATGCAGAACCGTCTGCGGTTATCCCGCCATTAGCGGTTACCGTTGCAACGCAAGTGATCGCGGCGGCGCCAGGAATGACAAGCTGCGCGTTTGCCTCGCAAGTGCCAGATGCCGTGATGGATGCGCTCGCATTTTGGACAAGCGTTCCATCGGCAGAGAAACTGGCAGATGCTGTTA